CAGGGCTGCTGCGCCAGTGTGAATGTCAATGTCGTTGTTGAACACGTTGAGCAATTCCTTGTCCTGCGAAAACATAGCCATGACACGCAGTTCAATCTGGTCATAGTCAGCCACCAGCAGGGTCTGACCCTCGGGTGCAACAAACAGGCTTCGGACGCTGGAGTCACGGGGAATGTTCTGCAGGTTGGGGTCAGATGACGACATACGACCAGTGGCTGTGCGATGCAGATGGAATGACGGGTGAAGTCTCCCGTTGTACAACTTGGGGAGGAGACCATCAACGTATGTGGACTTCAACTTCTGGGTTTCTGCCCACTCAATCAGCAACCCAATAGCAGGGTGTTCTTTCTCAAGGGAGCGCAGGGACTCTTCATCAACTGAGGGCGCACCGCCCTTGGTCAACTTGTACGGCTTGAGACCCAAGCCACCCTGTCGCTTCTTGTTAAACAAAAACTCTTGCTTGTGCTTGGTGGAGTCGGGGTTGAACCCTGCAGGGGTGAACTCTGAAAGCGCAAGGATGATGTCCCTCATGCGCCCATCCAATTCCTTGCCCAGCATCTTCATGTTGCGCTGGTCAACGGGAATGTCGTTGTTCTCCATGTCCATCAACACACGCAGGACTTCTGCGTCCTGATAGAAGCACTTGACCAACTCTGAGTCGTGACAGACTTTTTTCCAGAGTCGCTTGTACAGCATCCATGTCCAACGAACGTCTAGGTGAACATACTCCACCGCATCAGAGAACGGAACAATTGAGATTATCTTTCCCAGTTTTCCTTTGCGGTGGTAGGCATCATGCCTGCCGTAGTTGTGCATGATGAGTTGCTCCAGCGAATAAGACATGAGATTCTCGTTGACAATGTGCTGCAAAAGCATGGTGTCAACATAGGGACCTGGTGGCAACTCGCCGTAATACTTGCAGATGCTGCGAGCATCAAACTTTACGTTGTGACCAATCTTCACTAGGTCGCTGAAGAAGAGGGGGCGCAGTGCCTCAAACACCTCAGAACGGGACAACTGTGCTGGGGCATCTGAATAGACGGCAGGCTTGTGATACTTAGCCTTTGCCATGGACTCTTGCCCATTCTTGAGAATCTTGCGATAACCCTCAGGAGGAACCGTTGTTCCATCTCCGATTTCTTCTGGTTCCAGAATCTCACCAAGGGGATGACCCATGGGAATTGCCCACGACTTGCCCTGTGTGGCAAGCCCAATCCAGAACACCTCGTTACGAAGCGGATTGAGGGCAAGCATGCCCGTGTACTTGTCTACATAGTTTTCGTGAGCACGCCTCTGTATTTCAGGGCTGGGGTTCTTGAGACCAGAAACATGCTGTTTCCAGTCTTTCTCCATTGCCTCAACAATGTCAGGATGCCTGTCCAGAGAACCACGAGTCTCCACGTCAAAGACAAACGCACCAACCTTGGTTATCTCGTCAACGAGGGTGCGTAAGTCTTCAACAGTGGAGACTACATTGTGGGTGACAGGGTTGGAACCCTGAGGCATTACGCCTCTTCGTCAGCGATTGCCAACAGGTCTTTGCGAGTTGGGATGGAGATGATGTCGGCGGTGTACGCCTTGTTGATGAGCGACTTCAGGTCAGCATCATTGATGCCTTCCATGCCCCACTCCTCAAGGTCACGTTCCTTGACAATCTGATGTGCGGTAGCAGTGGTTGCACCCTTGCCAGTCTTGCTGACAGCCCAGTAGTGCTTGGAGAGGGGACCAGTGCGTGGGTCGGTGTGGAAGTTCTTCAACTGGTCAATGACACGGGGTCCGACCTCGTAGGACTTGAGAACAGGCTCTTCACCAGGAATCAGCAGTGCAATGTTGAAAGCAATGCGAACGGAAGGACGGTTTCCGCCGTCACAAAGGGGGCAACCGTACTCGTCAAACTCGCTGATGCACACGAATGACTTCTGACCCTGACGCTCCACCCAGTGCTGTCGCCATGAGGCGTACGGCTCATCGGTAAGGAACTTGATGATTTGCGGCTCCTCAGTAATCTTGAGGCGCTGTGCAAACGGAGAGTCGGAGTTCTTTACCGCCTCAACGCTTCCCCAACCGCCACGAACCAGCGTTCGTGCCTGTGGCTTCTCTGTCATTGTCTTCTCCTGTGGCTCAGACATCGTGTCTTCGTCGTCGTACTTACCCATGCTTATCTCTTCCAGTTTTCTTGAATGTATTGCTTGAAGCCAACCCAGTCTCCTGTGACATGATTGGCTACCCCGAATCTTTCCATACCCTCTATGAGCGTGTCAAGTTGGGTCTGGCTGTAGAGCCGTCTTCCCTTGGCAGGCTTTCCTGGTATTTGCTCGGACTTGGGGGTTGGCGTGCGAAAACTTGGTTTGGGAATCCATCCCTTGCTTTCCCACATCCGCAGTGTAACAGGACGTTTTCCCAACGCCTTGCACACTTCTCCAATGGTGTAGAAGACTTGCTTCTCTCCATTGATGATGTACGCCTTGCCTTTGGCACCCTTGTAGCGGTCTTCCAACTCACTATCCAGTTGCTTTTTGGCAGACGGACGATTCTTTGGTATGCGCTTGCCAGGAAAATCAGGCAAGTCACCAAACAGTTCTAACGGGTCTCTCATGCTTTGAAAGCCCAAGATTCCTTTTCCACATAGAAGCCCTGAATAACCTCTTCTGCTTCCTTGTGGTTCCATGCGTAACCCAGAAGTTTGTCCTCATCAAGACGCTCAATCACTTCTTTCAGGTCGTCCCAGATTCCCAACTCTCTTGCCCATTGCTCTGCTGCCTCAATGTTGAGGGAACGTGACACACGGCGTTCGTACTTGACTTCTGTGCCGTCAAGGTTCCACCAGATGTGTCCCTTGTCGTCCTCGTATCCACGGTCCTTGAGTGCCTCTACAAGTTCCGCCTTGAGAGAGTTTTGACGCTTTGTAAAGTTGTCAACTGCTTCTTTGGCATTCTTGTATTCCACAAGAACACGTGCGTAATAATCGTCTGGCTTCTTTAGTTCTTCATTCATCTTCATACCTCGGAATGGCTTATGAACTCGGACAGTGTACCCAAGTTCAGGTCAAACTTACCTTGCTGGTCATACCCCTTGTCAAGGAACGCTGAGTTGATGCCACGCTTCTGCTGGAGCATCTCGTACTGCCTTTCCTCAATAGAACCCTTCATTACAAATGAAGTAATTGTTACATGGGGGTGTTGCGAGGAAAGACGAATGATTCTGGCATCTCGTTGGTCCAGTTTTCCAGCCGACCAAGGGAGGTCATAAGAGATAAGGTAATTGGCTTGCGGTAGGTCCACGCCATAACCTCCCGCATCTGATGATAGAAAGAGCCGAACATTAGGGTCGGTCTGGAACTTTTGTTTGGCAACGTCTCTAGCGTTAGCGTCCATACCACCCATGAAGAGTACGCTGTTCGTAAGTCCCTTAGTTGCTTCTTGGATAAGCCGTAGGTTCTTCTTAAAGAACGAGAATAGAACCACCTTGTTATTTGGGTCTTCACTTAACACATCCTTGATGTATTCCACTACGGAGTCTAGTTTGGGTGCCTTAAAGGACGAGGGAACCCATCCTTGGTCAATGATTTGGGCAGCGTATTTGCTTCCTTCGTCAACTTTTGTCGGGTCATTAAATGCTGCTGCAGAGTCAACCACAAGTTGAGGGTTATCACAAAGCATGCGCAGCACAGTGAGACGTGCCATGATTTGACCTTGTGCTTCATTGCCTTTGCCGCCGTGATAATGCGCCCAGAGGTCAAAACTACGCCCATGTTGTGAAATCGCTTTCTGAATCTCGTTGAGAAGGTCTTTGGATATCCGTGTGTAGAGGTCTGCACCCGACTTGTCAAATTGCACGGGGATTACCTGGTTGATGACTTCGGGGAGTTGGTCAGCAATGTCCTCACGTGTTTTACGAACCATTGCTTCTGTCATTGTTTTGTTTAGTTGTTCAAGGTTGCGGTAACGGGTTGGTTTTCCGAAATGGTCACGAACAATGAACGTCCTGTCAAACACATCAAACTTGCCCAGAACGGAGTTGTCAACAAACTGCATGATGGAAAACAGTTCTTCTGGTCTGTTCTCAATTGGCTGTCCTGTCAAAGCAAAACGGTAGTGACACTTTGCTCCCAGTTTCTTCAACAACTTAGAACGCTTGGCAGTAAATGATTTGATGATTGTTGCTTCGTCAATGACCATGGCGTTGAAGCGCATGGCTTCCCAATGAGGCAGGTCTTTCACAAGGCTTTCTGGGTTGACAATGATGTACTGACAACCAATGGACAAACGCCACAACTTTTCACGTTGTTTTGGTGAGCCATCAATCACAATTGCTTTTGACGTTGTGAACTTCTTAATCTCCCGAAGCCATTGGTACTT